AGACAGAGGGAGAGGCAGAGAAAGAGGCAGAGGCAGAGAAGAAGCCGTCGCGCAAGCGCGCCGCCGCCTCTCCCGATGTCGTGGAGCGCCCCGAGGATGTCAGCGAGCAAGTCTGGAAAGACTGGGTGCAGTTGCGGAAGAGCAAGCGGACCACGGCCAGCCTGACGGCAATCGACGGTGCCCGGGAAGAGGCCGCGAAGGCGAACCTTTCCCTGGAGGGTTTCCTGAAGGTCTGGGTTCGTCGCGGGTCGCAGGGCCTGGAGGCTGACTGGCTCAGGCCCAACGAGCGCGGAGCCGCCTCGCCAACCGGCGAAACCCCATACCAGCGCCAGATGCGCGAACGCATGCAGCAGGCCGCGCCTGGCGTCGCTGCGCGCGGCCCTGGCGCTCCCAACAACGTAATTGATCTGGAGGCAATCGATGTCACTGCCCGCCGCCTGGGTTGACAGGATCTTCGAAAAGCTTGCGCTGACCTATGGGCGCGACTTCCTCGGCCGCTACGAAGGCCTGGACCTGAACGCCGTGAAGTCTGACTGGGCGCACGAACTGTCCGGCTTCTTCTCGCACCCGAGCGCCATTGCGCACGCGCTCGACAACTTGCCCGACCGCGCGCCGTCTGTTGTCGACTTCCGCAAGATCGCCCGCATGGCGCCCGTGCCCGAGGCCCCGCGCATTGAGCACTCGCCCGCCGGCAAGGAGCGCATCGCTGCCGAACTGGCCCGTGTCGCCCCAGCGCTGCAGCGCCGCATTACGGTTGACTCGCGCGATTGGGCTCGCCGGATCATGTCCCGGCACGAAGGCGGCGACCGCCGCATCACGCGCGCGCAACTGGCCATGGCCACTGACGCTCTGCGAGGTGCCGCATGAGCGTGCAGATGGCGGTGATCCCGGCCCCCTTCGATGAAGGCGACTACCTGATGAGCAAGGTCCGCCCGCGCTGCTGCGACGACGGCGGCTGCTGGGTCTGGACCGGCTCCACCCAGAAGGGGACGATGCCGATGATCAACATCGGCGGCAACGTGATGGCCGTCCGTCGCGCCGTCTGGATTGCCTTCAACGGTGAGATACCGGCGGGCCTGGAAATCATCCGGACCTGCGAGACGGTCCTCTGCGTGAACCCGGAGCACCTGAAGCAGGTCACCAAGAAGACCCGCCGCCGCATGCTGGCCGCGATCCGCAATCAGCAGACCTCGGCAAGCGCCCTGGCCAAGAACCGGGAACTGCATGGCAAGCTGGACCTGGACAAGGTCCGCTACATCCGAGAGACCGAGGAGGGCAGTGGCGTCCTCGCCGAGCGCTTTGGGGTGAGCCGCACGACGATCAACAACGTCCGCGCCTATCGTGCGTGGCCCGAGGCGGTGAGCCCGTTCTCCGGGCTGGGGAGCCGCTGATGGTGCCGACCCTCACCAAGCAGGTGCTCCAGATTCTCTGGGCCCATCGCGTCCACCCAATGCCTATCCGTGGATTCGTGGAGCAAACCGGCGTCCCCGCAGAGAAGGTGGAGCGCGCTCTTCGTGACTGCGTCCGCCAGCGCTGGATGTTGTTCCGCAATGGCGCCTACGAACTGACGCTTGAGGGCGCCGTCCGCGCCAAGCGCCAACCGAAGACGGACGCGCACCGGCTGGAGCTCAAGGCCGCCCGCCTGGCGCGGAACAAGGCAGCCGCGCTGGAGGCGAAGTCCGCGAAGCGCGTCGATAGCGTCGTTGCGGTTGCGCTTGCCACTCAGCATCCGCTGGCGGGAGTCTGGGCATGAACTGCGGCCGCTGCACACATTGGACGTTCAAGGACTCGCCGCTGAAGGACGCCGGCTTCGGCCTGTGCGCCGTTGAGAAGAACGACCTGATGCGGGTCGCCCGCACGTCGAGCGCTCAGCTTGCGTGCCGCAACGGGAAGTTCGAGATGGCTGCGATGGCGACGCTGAAGAAGCGCGAGAAGGCGCTGTCGCGATGAGCTCCATCCTGCTGACCGACCCCGAGCAGGCGAAGAACGCGCTGCAATGGCTGTATCGGACCCAGGTCAAGGACCAGGTCGCCGATGGCAAGCGCCTGCGTGCCAGTGTGAAGCCCGAGACCCGCAAGGACGCGCAGAACGCGCACTTCCACTCCCTGATCGGCCAGATCTCGGAGCACATCGGCGGCGACCTGGCCGACCCGGACGACGCCAAGCGCATCCTGCTGAGCGCCTTCCGCATCGACACCCTGAAGGACTTCGCCGACGAGTGGAAGAAGTTCGGCGATCTGCGCATCGGCCGAGGCCTGCGCGGCGAGACGGTTCTGATGGGCAACCAGACGCGCGACCTGTCGGTGAAGTTGGCCGCGGTGTTCATCGTCTGGCTGGAAGCCTTCGGCGCCGAGCACAACATTCGCTTCCGCGCCCCGAAGTCTTGGGAGGAGGGCAGATGAAGCCGTACATGCGCCGTCACCCCCGCTTCCGCGACCTGTGGATGTGTGGCTTCCCGCCCTATGGCTGGTGCATCGGCTGGACACCCGAGCAGGCCTATCGCCTGTGGAAGTTCTCGCAGGAGCGCGCCAAGCGCTGGGTCGACGGGAGGTACGTGGGATGACCATCGGCCAAACCGATAAACGCGGAATATCGGCCAAGCCGATGAAGCCCAAGGCCTGCAAACACTGCAAGTCGGTCTTCACCCCGACCAAGCGCATGCAGGTCGTGTGCGGCCCGATGTGCGGGCTGGAGCGCGCCAGGCTGCAGCGCGAAGCCAAGGAGCGCAAGCAGGCCAAGGAGCGGGCGAAGGTCGATCGCATGATGGACAAGCAGCAGCGCGCCAAGGCGCTGCAGACCATCCCGGAGCTGATCGCCATTGCCGACAAGGCGTTCCAAGAGTTCATCCGGTGGCGCGACCGTGTAGCCGGCCATGCCTGCATCTCCAGCGGCCAGCCCCTGGACTGGTGGACGCCGAACAAGGTCGACGGCGGGCACTACCGCACCAAGGGCGCGGCATCGCACCTTCGCTACAACGAAGACAACTGCCACGCGCAAACGAAGCAAGAGAACAAGTGGAAGGCCGGCAACGCCGTCGACTACCGCATCCACCTCATTGAGCGCATCGGGCTTGCGCGCGTCGAGGCGCTGGAGTGCGACAACGAACCCATCAAGTGGACGCGGGAGGTGCTGCGCGAGATCGCAGTCGTCTACCGCGCCAAGACACGCGAACTCAAACGGAAGGAGAAGAGGGCATGAACTGCAAACCTGGGGATCTGGCTGTCATCGTCAAGACGAGCGCTCTCGATCCTACGTGGCCCATTGGCCGCATCGTTCGTTGCGTCTCGGTTGTCTACGACGAGATATACCCATGCTGGATCGTTGACCCGCCGGTTGGAGACTTTCCGAGCGTCTACGACGGCGTGCTCCGCCCCATCCGCGACCCTGGCGAAGACGCCAAGGACGAGACCCTCTCCTGGCTCCCGGTGCCCAGCAAGGAAGGGGTGCCGGCGTGACCATAGAAGAGATGCGCAAGGCGCAGAAGCAAGCCGAGGGAGAGATCGTCGACATCCTGACCCGGCTCAGCAGGGACACGGGCGCCGACATCCTGTCCACCAACCTCAACGCGATGCAGTACCAAGACGGCGACGGCCGCCGCACGCTCATCACTGACTTCAAGATCACTTTGGGGCTCGAATGAACCAACTGACCACGATTGCCAAGTTGCCCGGCTCTGGCGCAGGCTCCATGAGCGCGATGAGGGGGGAGGAGGGGAAGGCGAGGGCGAAGGTCGTCATTGGCCTTGACTTCGCCAGTGGCCCCGACAAGACCATCCTCCAGATCGTCGCTGCGGATGCGGCGAAGGCTATCGTCGCGCAGGTCGTCGAGGCCTACTTCGCAGCCGCCAAGCATCGGAGGGCCCAATGATGGCTGTCGTCTGTTCCAGCCCTTGGACCGTCTACGGAAAGATGGTCGATGCGCCCAAGAGCGCCTTCGTCAACTTCGGCCGCATTGCCGGCCAGATGTACGTGCAGCCTTCGCAGTACTACCACTTCCCGGTTGTGGAGTCGCTCACGCTCCGCCTGCCGGCCTGCGCAGCGTACTTTGACCTGATCCCGGCCGCACGCCGCACGGGTGATGTGATCCAGATCGGAATGGAGGGCGAAACCCGGCGCCTCTTGTTCGCTGGGCTCGTCGACCGCGAGCCTGAGCCAATCTTCCTGCCAGACCGAACGACCGAGTTCGAGATCCTCCTGCGCCTGAGCGATGTCGTCTCGCTGTTCAAGCGCAAGGGCAAGCGGTGGTATGCCGAGTCGATCACCCGAAAGGCCTGAATGCTGATGAAAGTGAAGTACGTCGACTTCCACCAGGTGGAGCCCGAGCACGCCGAGATGCACGCCAGGCTGGAGAACTGGGCCGAGCTTGTGCGGGATCGCGGGATGCACTGGGTGAGTCCGATTTGGAAACTTGGGCGCTCCCATGGTCGGCAGTGGGACATGCCGAAGCTCCGACCACCGGTCGACACGCACGACGGCTGGCTGATCGAGAAGGCCGTCTCCATACTGCCGGAGAAGCACCGCGCGGCTGTGCGCTGGGCCTACGTCCGCAAGGATGCGCCGGCGCGCGCCGCCCGTGAGCTGGCCGTGAGCATGGAGGGCCTGCATGCGCTGGTGCGCTCTGGTAGGGTGATGCTCATCAACCGGGAGCGCGCGGCATGAGAGGTAAGGACATGGAGGTCACGCAGGACCGTGGATGGTCGTTCGCGACGATCCCCTCGAAGCACGGCGACGGCTTCATCGCATGGGCCAAGATGGGGGAGATCGTCGGCACGAACCCGGTCAACGAGCCCGGGCAGCACGTCTGGCTCGAGTCGGCGAAGACGCGCGAGCTTGCGGTCGGCAAACTGAAGGCTGAGCTAGGTCTGGCGAGTCCGTTGTAAAAATGTCACTTACACGATCAGAAACGGATCGCTAGACTTCGCGCAGTTCACGGGAAAACCCATAGAGAACTCGATCCAGGCGGAGGCATCGGTGCCACTGGATCACAAAGAATCGGAGAGGGTGGAAAACCGCGAGGCCCGCCCTAGTAGCCAATAGCCGGATAAAAGCCAAGAAGGTCCGGACCTCTCTGTCCATTCAGCCGCCCAGCAGCAATGCTCGGCGGCTTTTTCGTTCGCCGGTCGGCCACACCAACCCTACAGGCTTGATTGCCACAAGGGCCGCATCCGGCAACACACACCAACCGCCGTTTCATGCGCTCAACCTGAGAGCGTAGCGCCAGGCGGTCAATATGGCGCTGCAATCTCCGCGTCCAGCTCCGGGCGTCATCAGGCAGGGAAGAACGGCAAGCGCCAGCCGAAAGGTAGTCCGATGGCACTCACCACGCTCAAGCCCAGGCTTGCAGCACTCACCGCCTCAAGGGCTCCGATGCTCGACCACAAGGCCGGCACCACGGAGATGGAGAGAGGCAGGGCATGGATGGCCAAGCGCCAACGTGTAGCCCTAGCCCATGGCTACCAGTGCGCTGCATGTGGCAGGGCCTGGAATAGCAGGCACGACCAGATCGACCACCGCATCCCAAGGGAGCAGGGTGGCAGCAACGACGAGTCGAACCTTCAGCCGCTGTGCCATGAGTGCCATGCGGCAAAGACGGCCGCAGAGGCGAAGGCAAGGGCAGGCAGGGGCTAACCCCAATGCCTTGTACGGCACAAGCGAAACGGATGAGCAACCCTCTGGAGATGCGAGTTCATCGCATTCACCCTCGGATGCACCAGTCTGGGGCACCAGGGGGGTGGGAAAACCCTAGAAATCGGCCGATCAGGAAACCGCTCGGTTCCGCATTTGGACAATAAATCCCCCTTCCCGGTTAATCAAATGGAGCAGGCAGGAATCAAATGGCAGGCGTGAAGGGCCGGAGCGGCGGGGCGAGGGCTGGGGCGGGGCGGAAGGCGAAGGGGCCGACGTACATCGCGCCCAAGGAAGCCGCTGCTGTACCTGGCGAGCCGCTCGATCCGCGCCCGACGCTGGAGCTCATCGCGCTCGGTCACATGGATGTGAGCCCGGCGCAAATGAAGGCGCTCCTGGCGCTGCTGCCGTACGTGCACACGAAGAAGGGCGAGGGCGGCAAAAAGGACGAGAAGGCCGACGCTGCCAAGAAGGCCGGCGCCGGCAAGTTCGCTGCCGCTGCGCCGCCGCTGAAACTGGTAGGCGGCCGCTGATGGCTGAATGGTCGACAGCTTGCCCTGACTGGGCGGCGCGGTTGCGCGCGGGCGAGTCGATCATTCCGCCGCCGATCTTTCCGGAGCAGGCCGAGCAGGCGCTGGCCATCTTCAAGCAACTGAAGATTGTCGACGCGCCCGGCAGTCCGACGTTCGGCGAGTCGTGTGCCGAGTGGGTGTTCGACCTGGTGCGCAGCATCTTCGGTGCCTATGACGCGAACAGCGGGCGCCGGCTGATCGTCGAGTGGTTCATCTTGATCCCCAAGAAGAACAGCAAGTCGACCATCGCGGCCGGGATCATGATGACCGCGGTCATCCTGAACTGGCGGCAGTCGGCGGAGTTCTCGGTCCTGGCGCCGACGGTCGAGGTGGCGAACAACGCCTACGCGCCGGCGCGGGACATGGTGCAGAAGGACGAGGACTTGGACGCGCTGATGCACGTCCAGTCGCACGTCAAGACCATCACGCACCGGGAGAGCAATGCGATCCTGAAGGTGCTGGCGGCGGACCAGAACACGGTCGGCGGAAAGAAGTCGGTCGGAACGCTGGTGGACGAGCTCCACCTGTTCGGGAAGATGGCCAGCGCCGAGAACATGTTCCGGGAGGCGCTGGGCGGCCTGGCGTCGCGGCCGGAGGGCTTCGTGATCTGGCTGTCGACGCAGTCCGACGAACCGCCGGCCGGCATCTTCAAGCAGAAGCTGGAGTACGCCCGCAAGGTGCGCGACGGCGAGATCGTCGACCCGGGCTTCGTGCCGGTGATCTTCGAGCACCCGCCGGAGATGGTCGCGTCGGGCGAGTGCCTTCTGCTGGAGAACATGGCGCTGGTGAACCCGAACATGGGGTTCTCGGTGGACCAGGCCTTCCTTGAGCGCGAGTTCAAGAAGGCGGAGACGGCCGGCGAGCAGTCGTTCCGCGGCTTCATGGCGAAGCACGCGAACGTCGAGATCGGCATGAACCTGCGCTCCGACCGCTGGGCCGGCGCGGACTTCTGGGAGCAGCAGGGCGTCGAGGCAGCGCTGACGCTGGATGACCTGCTCGACCGCTGTGAGGTGGTCGATGTCGGCATCGACGGCGGCGGCTTGGATGACTTGCTCGGCCTGGCGGTGCTGGGTCGGCTGAAGCTGGGCCCGGCCAGCGTCGAGAAGCGCAAGTGGCTGCTCTGGACGCATGCCTGGGCGCACCCGTCTGTGATGGAGCGCCGCAAAGAGATCGCGCCGCGCCTGCATGACTTCGCGAAGCAGGGCGACCTAACGCTGGTCAAGCAGATCGGCGACGACGTGTACGAGGTGGCGGAGATCGTCGCCAAGTGCGAGGCCTCCGGGCTGCTGGACAAGGTCGGCTGCGACCCGGCGGGCCTCGGCGGCATCCTCGACGCGATGGTCGAGGCGGAAGTCCCGCAGGACAAGGTGATCGGCATCTCCCAAGGTTGGAAGATGACCGGCGCCATCAAGACTGCAGAGCGCAAGCTCGCCGAGGGCGGGCTCGTGCATGGCGGCCAGCCTCTCATGGCCTGGTGCGTCGGAAACGCAAAAGTGGAGCCGCGCGGCAATGCGATCGTGATCACGAAGCAGGCCAGCGGCACCGGAAAAATTGACCCGCTCATGGCGACCTTCAACGCCGTGACGCTCCTCTCCCTCAACCCAGAGGCCTCGGATCATCTCCAAGGCTTCGTGGACCTGAACGCATGACGCAAACATTCAACCTCACTGCCGAGCGCCGCGAGTCGCGCGTGCTGACGGACTGGGTCGCGTCGCGTCCGGGCGGCATGGAGCGCGCGGGCATCCAGAACCAGACCGTGACGAGTTCCGACCGCGAGGGGATGATCGAGCTGTTCCAGCCGATCGTCGCTGCGTCCGGCTATCCGGTGACGGACCAGTCGGCCGTTCAAGTCAGCACGGTCTTCGCCTGCGCGAGCAAACTCGGCGGCGCGGTGCAGCAGCTGCCGATCAACCAGTACCGGCTGCAGCAGGATGGCTCCCGCGAGGAGTCGAAGCGCAACGACCTCTGGTATCTGCTCAACGAGTCGCCGGCACCGGCCTGGACCGCAGCGTCGTGGTGGGAATGGATCATGCGCTGCGTCGCCTTCCGAGGCGATCAGCACACCGAGATCCTGCGCAATGGCTTCGGCACCGTCCGCGGCTTCAAGGTGCACCACCCTGACTACGTGCTGGCGCGCCGCGTGAACTCGCGCTTGGTCTACGACGTCTGCGACATCGAGACCGGCCGCGTCTACACCGTCGACCAAGACGACATGCTGCACTTCCCGGGCCTGGGATTCGACGGCCTGCGCTCGCTAAGCATGATCCAGCACGGTGCGAAGAACGGCATCGGCAACGCGCTGGCCGCTGCGAACTACACCGGCAAGAGCATCGGCGAAGGCGCCATGCCGCAGATTGCCCTGCAGTACAAGAACAAGATGAGCCCCGACCAGAAGCAGGGGCTGCGCGAGTCGTTCGTCGCCACCTACGGCGGGGTGAATGGCCGCAAGTTCCCTCTGGTGCTGACCGAAGGCGGTGAGGCCAAGGCGCTGAGCATCAGCCCAGTCGACATGCAGTTGCTCGAATCGCGCCAGTTCGAGCGCGAGGACATCTGCCAGGCCATGGGCGTGCCGCCGGTGCTGATCGGCGACCACTCCAAGACCTCAAGCTGGGGCACCGGCATCGAGCAAATCACGCTCGGTTTCGTCAAGTACACGATCAAGCCGCACCTGAATCGCTGGAAGCAGGAGCTCAATCGCAAGTTGTTCCGCAATGCGGGCCCGTTCCTGGACTTCGACCTCGACGAGCTGCTGCGCGGCGACTCCAAGGCGCAGGCCGAGGCCGACCGTGCCGCCCTGGGCGGTGCGCAGGGCGACGGCTACAAGACCACGAACGAGGTGCGCCGTGCGCGCAACCTGGCGCCGCTGCCTGGCGGCGACGAGCTCTACAGGGCGGCCGCCAAGGGCGCCGACGCTACCGAACCCGCACCCAAAGAGGGCAACGAATGAAGACCAACAAGCTGCTGCAGCTGCTCAAGGACAACGCGCGCGCCGAAGGCCCCGCGGCCATCCGTGCCGAGGAGACCGATGGCGTTGTTGACATCTACGTCTACGACGTGATCGATGCTTGGTGGGGCGCCAACGCGTCCGGCCTGGTTTCTGCTTTGAAGGCGGCCGAAGGCAAGGACATCCGCCTGCATATCAACAGCCCCGGCGGCGATGTCTTCGAGGCGCGCGCCATGGCGGCCGCGATCACTGCGCACGCTGGCAAGGTGACGGCGCATATCGACGGCATGGCGGCAAGCGCCGCGACCTACCTGGCCCTCTCGGCGAACGAGGTGCGGATGTCGGATGGCGCATTGTTCATGGTGCACAACTCGTGGACGCTGGCCTACGGCAACCGCACCGAGCTGCGCGCCACAGCAGACCTGCTGGAGAAGATCGACGGCACGATTTCCGCCGACTACCAGCGCAAGACCGGCGCGAGCGCAGAGCAGGTCGGCGAGTGGATGGACGCCGAGACGTGGTTCACCGCGCAAGAGGCGCTCGACGCGGGCTTCGTCGACGTCATTGATGCATCCAGCAAGGGCGCGCAGGACTCCGCCGCGCGTTGGAACCTGTCCGCGTACGCCAACGCTCCGAAACCCCAGAAACCCGCTGCCCCGGAAGCCGAACCGGCTGCCGTGGCCGCTGCGCTGCAGGCGAATCGCAATCGCATGCGGCTCCTCCAGATCTGACGCGACTCCCGCGTGAGAGCAGGCCGCCTTTGGGCGGCTTTTTTTATGTCTGTCTCATACCCTGAAAGGTAACAAATGAGCATCCAAGCCCTCCGGGAGCGCCTCAAAGCCTCCGCTGACGCTGCGAACCACCTCCTGGCTGAAAAGGGTTCCGCAGTCTGGACCGCCGAAGAACAAGCCAAGTTCGACGGTCACATGGACGAAGCCGAGCGCGTGAAGTCGCAGATCAAGGCGCATGAGCGCATGATCGAGGCTGGCCGTGACGCCGACTTTGCCGACGCCGCTGCCCAGGCTGCCAAGCGTGGCGGTTCCGGCTCCGACATGAGCGTCAAGGACGCCGTCGCGATCTACCTGCGCCACGGCGACAAGGTGACCGCCGAGCAGGCCGTCCAGATCCGCAACGCCATGTCGACCACGACCGGCTCCGAAGGCGGCTTCACTGTCGCGACCGAAGTGCCCGCCATGGTGATCGACGCGCTGAAGGCCTTCGGCGGCATGCGCGACGTCGCGAACATCATCTCGACGGCAGCCGGCAACGACTGGCAGTACCCGGCCAGCGACGGCACCTCGGAAGTGGGTGAAATCGTCGGCCAGAACACCGCCGCCAGCGGTGCCGACATCACCTTCAGCCAAGTGCCGCTGGTGGTCTACAAGTACAGCTCGAAGAAGATCGCTCTGCCCTGGGAACTGATCCAGGACAGCGCCATCGACGTCGTGTCCTTCGTGGTCAACCGTCTGGCCCAGCGCCTCGGCCGCATCACCAACACGCACTACACCGTGGGCACCGGCACCGGCCAGCCCTGGGGCGTGATGGCGCGCGCCACGTCGGGCAAGGTCGGCACGACCGGCCAGACCACGACCGTGATCTACGACGACCTGGTCGACTTGAAGCACAGCGTGAACCGCGCGTACCGCAAGGGTGCGAAGTTCATGATGGCCGACAGCTCCATCAAGGTGATTCGCAAGATCAAGGACACCGCCGGTCGTCCGATCTTCACCCCGGGCTACGAGTACGGCATCACGCAGGACACCCCCGACCTGCTGCTGGGCGACCCGATCACGGTGAATGACGACGTCGCCGCGATGGCCGCCAACGCCAAGTCGATCGGCTACGGCGACTTCAAGCAGTACACGATCCGTGACGTGATGGAAACCATCATCCGCCGCTTCGACGACTCGGCCTTCGCCCTGAACGGCCAGGTCGGCTTCTGCGGCTGGCAGCGCACGGGCGGCAACCTGCTCGACACTGCGGCTGTGAAGTTCTACCAGAACAGCGCCACGTAAGCGCCACGGGGCCCGGCTTCGGCTGGGCCCGCCTCTTCAACACAAGAAGGAACACCATGGCAAAAGACAAGCCTGTCGCGCCGGCCGTCGCTGTTGCGGACTCCGCTGCGCCCGCCGCCCCTGCCGCCGCGCCCGAAGCAACCACGCCTACGGCCCCGCCCGTGACGCCCCCGGCTCCGCCCGCCGCTCCTGAAATGGTGAAGGCGCGCGTTCTGGTCGACGGCGCGTTCGGCGTCGCAAACAGCGTGGTTGAAGTGCCTGCAACTGAGGCAGAAGCCTCGCCCGAGCTCGACCCGCACCCCGAAGCGGTCGCCTACGCCGAGAGCCTCGCTGCTCCCGCCGAACCGGCTGCCGAGTAAGGCCTGAGATGGGCGTCAAGGTCATCACCCCCGCCGCGCAGCAGATACCGACTGCGGACCTGCGCGCGCACTGCCGCATCGATGGCACGGACGAGGACGCGCTCCTGGCCGGCTATCTGGCTGCGGCCGTGGGGTATGCGGAGCACTACACGCAGCGCTCGATCGGCGAGCAGACGCTGGAGCTTGCCCTTGACGCCTTCCCCGCATGTGGGGCCATCGACCTGCCTCGCGGGCCGGTGGCCAGCATCGAGAGCATCAAGTACCTGGACGCGGCCGGCGTCGAGCAGACGCTTTCCGATACGCAGTACTCGCTGGACGACTATGGCCTAGTGCCGCGGGTCATCCTGGTGGCGGATGCGTGGCCGGCCACCGACGCCGTCGCGAATGCCGTGAAGGTCCGCTACGAGGCCGGCTCGCTGCCTGACGCGGTGAAGACCGCGCTGCTGCTGACCGTTGGGCACCTGTTCGAGAACCGCGAAGCCACGGCGCCGGACAACCTGGCGGAACTGCCGCTCGGCGTCGACTGCATGCTCGACACCGTCAAGGTCTGGGGCATGTGATGCAGGCCGGCAAGCTGCGCCACCGCGTGACGTTCAAGAGCCCGTCGACCGGGCAGGACGAGATCGGTCAGCCGATCGACACCTGGACGCCGATGGACCCGATCTGGGCTGACGTTCGCTTCCCGAGCGGGCTGGAGTCGGTCCGGGCCGGCACCGTCGCGGTGTTCAAGCGGGCGAGCATCCAAGTGCGCCACCGCACCGACCTGGCGGAGAACATGCGGGTCGAGTTCGACGGCGTCGACTACGAGGTGAAGTCGATCGCGCCGGATCCGACGAATGCGCGCTACCTGAGCGTGGTCGCGGAGGCGGTGCAATGACCAAGCCCAGCCGCATCGCTGCCAACCGCGCCGCGCGCTACGAGGGCCTGAACAGCTTCCGCGTCGGTGCCGACCTGTCCGGTCTGGATGCGCTGTTCGCGCAGATGGAGGGCGCCATCGAGGAGGCAGTCCGGCCGGCCTCGCAGGCTGCGGCCCAGGTGCTCTACGACGAGGTCAAGAAGAACGTCGGCCAACTGAAGACGGTGACGGGCAATCTTGACCGGAGCATTTATCAGAAGTTTTCGCCCGAGCAGAGTACGCAGGGCAAGGCGACCTATCACATCAGCTGGAACGCCAAGACGGCTCCGCACGGCCACCTGCTGGAGAACGGCTACCTGCAGCGCTACCGCTACTACAAGGGCGCGGACGGCCAAGTGCGCCCGATGGTGCGCCCAGGAATGGATGGCCAGCCGCGTCCGAATCGAAGCGCCTCGCAAGCAGTGAAGGACGCCTATTACGTGACGCTGCCTGTGCCTGTCCAGGTGCCGGCCAAGGCTTTCGTGCGCCGCGCGCAGAGCGCGTTCGACCGGGCCTATGCCGCGGCTGAGGCGGAACTGCTGCGACGGATCAACGGGAGCGCAGCATGAGCATGGAATCAGACCTGTTCACGCTGCTGAAGACGGTGTGCCCTCGGGTGTTCCCGGACATCGCGCCGACGAGCACGGCCAAGCCCTACATCACCTGGCAGCAAATCGGCGGCGCGGTGCTGAACCCGCTGGACAACTCTGTGCCGGGCAAGCGCAACGCGGTGATCCAGATCAACGTCTGGTCCGCCACGCGCGCCGAGGCCAACGCACTGATGAACCAGGTGGAGGACGCAATGCGCCCCTTTCCCGCGCGGCCGCAGTCGGCGTTGTTCGCCGACTACGACCACGACATGTTGACCTACAGCGCGCAGCAGGACTTCGAACTCTGGCGCTGAGGCGCTGAGCCCCCTACACAGCCCGCCCCGAGCAATCGCGGCGGGCTTTTTCGTTTCCCCGCCCTCTCGGGCACGTCAACCCCGGCCGCCGCGAGCGGCCTTTTTCTTGTCCAGAAAGGTAGCCCACCATGGCTTATGCGTTCCCCGAGGGTGCACAGATCCTCTTTTCCACGACCTTCGCCTCGGCGAAGACCATCACGGCGATGACCAACGCCAGCCCGGCCGTTGCCACCTCCACGGCACACGGCTACGCGGACAACAGCGAAATCCTGCTGTCCTCGGGCTGGGAAGACGCGACCGACACCGTGTTCCGCACCGGCGCGATCGATGCGAACAGCTTCCAGGTGAAGGGTCTGAACACCTCGAACACCGGCTTCTATGTGGCCGGCGCTGGCATCCCGGCATCGGCGCAGCTGATCAGCGGCTGGACGGCGATCCCCCAAGTGCTGACCATCAGCACCACCGGCGGCGACGCGAAGTTCACCACGATCAGCCCGCTCGCGCGCCGCAACGACATCAATGTGCCCGTCGGCTTCAATGCCGCATCCACCACGCTGACGCTCGGCCACGACCCGTCGAACGCCACCTACCAGACCATGATCGACATCAGCCGTTCGCTCACGAAGTGCGCGTTCAAGCTGCTGCTGACCGGCGGTGGCGCCTCCTATGGATACGGCTACATGAACGTGTCCGAAGTGCCGCAACTGAACAAGGGCCAGGCCAACCAGGTCACCGCTGCCTTCACGTTCATCGGCCGCACCATCAGCTACTAAGAGTAGTTGCCAGCGCCCGCTTCGGCGGGCGTTTTCATGCCCGCGGGTCGCTCCCGAGTCCGGGCCTTTTTCCTCCTCCTGAAAGAACAAAGATGGCAACCATCACGCTCGGCAAGCCGCCGAAGAATTTCAAGAAGCTGGTCACGTTCAAGATGCTGGACGGGACCGACGGCACGATCGAGTGCTTGTTCAAGTACCGGACGGTGACGGCCTACGGCGCGATGAAGGACCAGATGTCCAGCGACCTGGGTCTGAGCGATCCGACGACCGCCACCTGGGCGTTGATCATGGAGAAGCGCCGCGACAAGGGCGGCGAGTTCCTTGCCCTTGCCCTCGACGGCTGGAACCTCGACGTGGGGTTCACCAAAGAGACGCTGGAGCAGTTTGCCGACGAATACCCCGGTGGTGTCGCGGCAATCGCGGACGCCTACGACGCTGCAATCGGCCAGGGCCGCCTGGGAAACTGATCTCGGCCGTCGTGGCGTGGTACGCGCCGGCCGCAGTCGAGCAGCCCACTTCGGATGATCCGAAGCATCAGCCGAATGCCTTCGGCGCCGCCATCACCAATCACTACGCGTCCCAGAACGCTGAACTTTGGCCCGAAAACTGGGCCATCTGGAGCCTTTTCCGTGGCATCGCCAATCAGTGGCGGCGGGCCGGGATGGGGGGCGCCGCTTACGCACTCGACTACGGGGTGCTGTTCCACCGCATGGACCGCATGCGACTCAATGACCGCGAGTACGAAGAGACCTTCGAGCTCATCAAGGCCATGGAGCGCGCGGCTCTCGAACAAATGAATCAGGGAGTCGACGAAAGCTAGCCTCGCGCCCTGTTGATGGCCGCCCTGAGCCAGGCCATGCCGAGGCGATCTAGCTTTGCCCATTGAGCCGCAGTCAGGCGGATGGACCGAACGAGGAGTTTTTCCTCGGGTGGAGTCGGGGGGCGACCGGGCGGGCGTTTGGCTTCCATGCCCCCGATTGTATTGCGGGTTGTTGTGTTGCAAAAACAACTGGTTGTTGTGTTACCATAAACGCTCCAAACTTGAAGGAGCGGCGGGCATGAGTGACCTGAGTGAAATTTACGCGGCCCTGTGCGAAGCGAAACGTGCGGTTGATGCGCTGGAAACGTGGCAACTCAATGCCGACGGCGCCGATGCCGTCCGCAGTCGCCGTCGCTCCATAGAACAAGGCCTTGCGGCCTACGAACGCCTGTCGCGCGACCTGCGAGACGGCCGCAAGCATGTTGAGCCGCCCGAAGATTTCAAGATGACCGAGTGCGGTTGTAGCTGGCCTAACGCCAGCCCGCCTTGCAGCTATTGCACGGACCCGGCGAACAACGAAGAGAACGAGCCGGCCAAGTGCAACGAGTGCGATGGGCACGGCTGGTTCTGGGCGACCGATGCCGTGCGCCACCTTTCACCCTCGGGCGAGTATCTGGGCACCGAGCAGTGGCAGCACAAGCGGGAATGCGAGGCGTGCAAGGGCCAAGGGGAGGCGGTCTGATGGCGCTCACGCTCAATCGGCTCAAGACGCTGCTGCACTACGACCCGTTGAGCGGGGCGTTCACTTGGCGTGTCAGAACGTCGAACCGGATTGCCGTTGGTGATGTGGCTGGCACGAAGAACGCCGCCGGGTACGTGAGCATCAGCATTGACGGGAAGCTGCATCGTGCGAACAGGCTCGCTTGGCTGTATGTGACTGGTGAGTGGCCGGTCGGCGATGTTGACCACAAGAACGGCGTCCGCCATGAAAACTGGTTTGCCAACCTGCGCGATACGAGCCGATCTGTGAATCTGCAGAACCAGCGGCGGGCCAGAACCAACAACCAATCGAGCGGCTTGCTCGGCGTGTCAGCGTCGCTCGGCCGCGCGAAGAGATGGCGGGCGAGCATCAAGGCGGAGGGCAAAGCGAAACATCTAGGTCGCTTTGCCACGAAAGAGGAGGCGCAGGAAGCGTATCTGGCAGCGAAGCGTGATCTTCACCAAGGCTGCACGATCTAGTCAACCAAAGCCGGCACCGAGCCGGCTTTTCTCATTCTGGGGCTCGCTTTGGCGGGCCCTTTTTCTTTGGGCCCCTAGATGACCACTGACAGTCGCAAGATTCAGCTAGAGACCGCAGTCGACGCAACGGGCGCGAAGGCGGGCTTCCAGCAGGTCAAGGATTCCGCCAAGGACATGGCGCAATCCGTTGCTCAGTCCGGCCAAGCGGCCTCAAAGGGCATCGACGGAATTGGTGACGGCGCGAGCGCTGCCGGCGCGAAGGTTGATCGGGCAACCTCGAACCTGATCAGCTCCATCCAGCGCGCGACGGCGGCGGCTGAGGCCGGCAAGAAGTCTGGCTCTGCGTTCTACGAATCCCTGGCCAACCAGCGCGGCGTGAACGTTGACGTGCTGCGCCCGTACCTCAATCAACTGGATGCCGTTACCGCCAAGACCAAGGCGGCGACGGCGGCGGCTGTAGATTGGTCCAAGGTCACGACTTCGCTTGGCGCGAGCAACACGCTGGCCGGCGCGACTACTTCGCTCGGGGCTACCGCCTTCACGAAGCCGGCGGCACTGCCTGCTGTGGTGCCTCAGATTGCGTCCGAGTCGCAGAAGGCCGCCGTTGTCGCTGCGCAGTCGCTGGACAAGATTGGCATGTCGGCTAAGCAAACCGCTGCGGCTCTGCGCCAAGTGCCGGCGCAGTTCACCGACATCGTCACCAGCCTTCAAGCGGGCCAGTCGCCGCTGACGGTGCTGCTGCAGCAAGGCGGTCAGTTGAAAGACGTCTTCGGTGGCGTCGGCCCTGCCGCCCGCGCACTCGGCAACTACATCTCTAGCCTGATCACGCCGCTGACGCTCGCCGCGGCCGGCGTTGGCGCGCTTGCTGTCGCCATGTACCAGGGCAGCAAGGAGTCGGAGGCGTATGCCAAAGCCCTGATCCTGACCGGTAACAGCATCGGCAAGACGACCGACCAGCTGCAGGGCATGGCGGCGAACATCGCGAAGATCACCGGCACGCAAGGCGAGGCGGCCGAGGCCCTGGCCGCCATGGCGCAGAGCGGGAAGATCGCAAGCTCGTCCTTCACGGAGGTCGGGGCGGCGGTCGTTTCAATGAACCGGGTGCTTGGCACGTCGATTGACGACGCTGTCGGGCAGTTCGTGAAATTGGCGGATGCTCCGGCCAAGGCGTCGGCCGACCTGAACGAGAAACTGCATTACCTCAACCTGACGACCTACGAGCGCATCCGTGCGCTGGAGGAGCAGGGCGACAAGGAGGGAGCAGCCGCGCTGGCTCAAAAGAGCCTGGCCGAGGCGACCACCGCGCGCATGGCTGCGGTCGAGAAGCAGGCCGGCGTTCTGGCCCGCGCGTGGCAGGCGCTTACGCACGACGCCAAGGAAGCTTGGGACATCATGTCCGGGCTGGGGCGCCCGCAGACCACGGGCGATAGGATCGCGGACCTTCAGAAGCAGTTGGCCGATCGCCAGGCCCGCGGTGCCACCAACAGCCTGACGACCGGAGCATTCGAGAAGGGCAATTCGCGCCTGCAGGCGGAGATCGCTACGCTGTCGCGTCAATCGTTGCGCGAGCAGGAATACGCGTATGCGCAAGGCGAGAAAGCGCGGTCGGACGCCGCCAAGATCGCGGCCTCGGACCGCCTGAACACCCTGACGAAGGAAGTCCAGACCAACGCGGACAAGCGCAAAAAGGCGATCGCCGAGCTGAACAAGGACTTTCAGACCCTGGGCAAGGCGACCAGCGGCGCCGAATACGACAAGCTCGTCGCCAACATCAACGAGAAGTTCAAGGATCCGAAGGCGGCCGCCGGTAAGGCCTTCCAGGACGACGCGGCGACGAAGATGCTCGCCGGTCTCCGCCAGCAAGAGGCGGCGCTCAAGGAGCAGCTTGCAACCGACGAAAAGCTCACCGCCTCCGAGAAGGAACGCGCCAAGTTCGTCCAGCTGGTCGCCGACCTCAAGACCAAAGGCACTCTCACCGCCGAACAGAAGAGCCTCTTGGCCAACCAGGGCGCGATCAAAGCCCAGCTCGACCAGAACGTCGCCATCGAGAAGCAGGTCGAGCTCAAGAAGGAGGCGGCCAAGCTCGACGAGCAGCGCCGCAAGGACGCGGAGGAGTTCGCGCGCCAGATCGAGGGCATCAACATCTCGATCGAGTCCTCGAATCGGAGCCGACAGGACCAGCAGGACCGCACACTTGAAGCCTTCGGGCTGGGCTCGCGTGCCCGCAGTGAGGTGGAGGCGCAGCGCTCGATCCGTCGCGAGTTCGAGGGCTACCAGCGGCAGCTGACGAAGAACGCCGCCGAGAAGAACCAACTCGGCTCGGATGCCTACAAAGAAGAGACCGCCCGCATCAAGTCGGCGCTCGACGACGCGCTGGCGGCGCAGCAGGCCTACTTCGACGCTCTGAAGGAAAAGCAGGAAGACTGGCGCAACGGCGCGACGACCGCGCTGGCCGACTACATCGACTACGTCGAGGACGCCGCCGGCCGGGCCCGCGCGCTGATGTCGAACATCCTCGGCGGCCTGAATGAGTCGATCACTGACGCGTTGTGGACGGGAAATCTCGACTCATTCAAGAAGTTCGGCGACGCGATCGGCAAGCAGATCATCTCCGGCATTGTCGAGCAGCAACTGACCAAGCCGCTCGCCCAGTGGATGCAAGGCGCCGTCAGCGACAAGGACTCGATCTTCTCGAAGATCTTCGGCGGCCTGACCAGCAACAAGGAAAGCGGCGAGAACTGGCTCGGTGCGCTCGGCCTGGGCGGCGGCAAGTCGGCCGCGAACGACGCCCTGGCGCGAGGCTCCACGATCGCGAACCCGCTCTATGTGAAGTCGGTTGACTTCGAAGGCGTTGGATCGGTCTTCGGCTCCGCCGCCAACGACAGCGGCGGGGGATTCGCCGGAGTTCTGGGAGGGCTTTTTGGCGGCATGTCGAATGGCGCAGCGACGACCGTCGCGAACGCGCTCCCCGGCGATTCACTGGACAACCTTATCAAGCTGGCGGGCGCCTGGGGCGGCGCGTTCGCTGACGGGGGAAGCCCGCCGCTTGGCAAGGTATCGCTGGTTGGGGAGCGAGGGCCCGAGTTGTTCATCCCAAATCAGCCGGGGACCATCGTCCCGAACGGCGCGATCGGCGGCAGGAGCACTGTCGTGCACATCAACCAGACCTTCGCCGAAGGCACCTCCAGAAAGACTGCCGACCAGGCGGCTCTTTCGGCGAGTAGGGCGCTTCAGCGTGCGCAGAGGATCGCATGACACTCGAAATCAAGAACATCGTCATGCCGGAGTCGGTGCTCATCTCCGCCCTGACGGGGACTCGGATGCGCAAGAACACGCGCACTCAGAACATCGGAGGCTATGTGTCGGTCAACGCTGATCGAGACGTGACGTTGCGCCGGTGGCAGATCGCGACTCAGCCCCTGATTCTCCCGCTCGCGTCTTCGATCATCGGAATCTATGAAGCTACGGACGCAGGGGCTTCTGGGTTTCTCATCTTCGATCCGGTCGACTCGTTTGTGTCTTCGTCGGAAGGCGTTCTTCAGGGGTACATGCTGGGCGTTGAGTCCGGGGTCGCTGGCTTCGGCAATGGCGGCCCGACTTACGGGCTGCGGAAAGGGTACACGGCCTCGGGATCGTCGCTCGGCGGGGTCAACACGATCACCAGGCCTTACGGCACGCCAGCGATCACGCGAGGTGGTTCGCCCGTGACAGTCGGCGTGGCTGCCGGGAACATCAGCATCAGCGCCGGACCGTCCTACGTCACCTTCGTTCCCGATGCCACACGCACAGTCTCGGCCGTTACGGTGGGTGCGACCACTCAGGTGTCATTGAACACGGCCATCGGCCTTGCGGTGGGGCAGAGGCTTTGGCTCCAGGGCGTGACTGGAGCCGACGCTGCGCTCTTGAACAACCAGGCGCACACGATCACCAACATCAGCGGCGGCGGGTTGAACGTCTACACACTGAGCACGAACACCGCGGGCAAGACGATCACGGCAGCAGGGCAGGGCCACAAGTATCCGCAGTCGACCGAGGCGCTCGGTTGGTCGGGTCGCTACTACATGCCAGTGCATTTCCGAGATGACGATCTGGAGTGGGAGTTGATCGCCGGCGGTGGTGCCGCGTCGCGGCTTGTCTCCTTCACGTCCTGCTTTCTCGACGAGGTCCGCGAGGCATGAAGACCGCGTCCCCTGCGCTGCTCGCACACATTGCGGGCTGCACGACCACGCTCGCGCGCTGCTGGCGTTTCGAGACGAAGAGCGGCCGCGTCGTGACTGTCACCGCCGGCCCGCGCGACCTGCCCGTCAACGGAGAGGTCTACCGGGCAAAGGAGGGGCTGAACCCTGCCGCGACTCAGCAAGAGATCGGCGGCTCGGTCAACAACTCCGAGATGGTCGGCGCGCTGGCGCCTGACCTGGCGACCGAGCAGCAGATCCTGTTCGGCGAGTGGGATGGCGCCTTCGTCACGGTGTTCGAGGTCAACTACCGCGACCTGAGCATGGGCCAGATCATCCTCGGCTACGGCACGGTGGGCGAGTTGAAGGTCGGCCGCGCGACGTTCCAGGCCGAGTTCCGCAGCCTGACGCAGTTCCTGCAGCAGACGGCCGGCGAGGTGTTCACGGCGCCGTGCCGCTACCGCTTCGGCGATGACCGTTGCGGCGTGGACTTGGGGCCGATCACGGTCGCGGGCTCCTTCACCAGCGTTTCGAGCGCTCGCGTGATGGCCGACACCGGTCGCGGCGAGGCGGCGGACTACTTCGGCGGCGGTCTGCTGCGCGTCACCTCGGGCGCCCTGGCCGGCTTCGCTGTCGAGGTCGCCAACTTCTCCGGCGGGGTGTTCTCCCTGGCGCTGCCGATGCCCGGCTATCCGGCTTTCGGCGACACCTACGAGGCGATCCCCGGCTGCCGCAAGCGCTTCGAGGAGGACTGCATCGTCAAGTGGAGCAACGGTGTCCGCTTCGGCGGCTTCCCTCATGTGCCTGGCGCCGACCTGGTGCTCGGCCTCGCTGGAACCGGGGGCGCGGCATGACGGGCGCGGACATCGTGACCGAGGCCCGCACCTGGCTCGGCGTCCGCTGGAAGCACCAGGGGCGCGACCGCGGCGGCATCGACTGCGCCGGCCTGGTCATCAAGGTGGGGCAGGCGTTCGACGTGCTTGCCTTCGACACGCGCGACTACGGCCCTCAGGCGTCCGACGAAAGCATGCTGCGCTTGTGCCGCGAGCACCTGCAAGAGGTCGGCCGCGGCGAGATGGCGCCGGGCGACGTGATCGTGATGCGCTTCGGCGCGAATCGGCACCTCGGCATTGCCGGCGACTACCTGCACGGCGGCTTGAGCGTGATCCACGCCTTCACGCAGATGCGGCGCGTGACCGAAAGCCGCTTCGATGAAACCTGGCTTCGCCAGATGGGCGGCTCCTTCATGGCCTGCTTTCGCTTCCCGGGGGTGACGCCATGACGATGCAAACCACGCTCGGGGTCATCGGCGGCGTCGTCGGCGCCTTCTTCGGCTATCCGCAGCTCGGCTTCCTTGTCGGCTCGCTGATCGGTGCCGCCCTCACGCCCGGCACCAAGACCGAGGGGCCGAAACTCGATGACCTCAAGGTCACGGTCAGCACCTACGGGGTCGGCATCGCCATCCTGTACGGCACCATGCGGATGGGCGGCAACGTCATCTTCTCGACCGACAAGATCGACGTGGCGACGACCGAGTCGCAGGGCAAGGGCGGCGGCAACGAGACCACGACGCACAGCTACTTCGTCCACATGGCGACGGCGCTCTGCGAGGGCCCGATCACGGCGGTGCGCAAGCGCTGGTTCGACGGCGCCCTGAAGTACGACCAGTCGAGCGGCATCCCGATTGCCTCGGCCCTGGCCAGCGCAAGCAGCCCCTACGCGACGGCGACGGTCTACCTCGGCACGGACAGCCAGTTGCCCGACCCGACGATGGAGTCGATCAAGGGCGTGGGGCACGTCCCGGCGTACCTGAACACGGCCTATGTCATGGACACCTGGCTGGAGACGCCGGGCGGCCGCATCCCGCAAGGGACGTTCGAGGTCACGACCGATTCCAACGCCGCACCGGAAGTGTCGCAGCTGGTGACGGTGCCGGTCGTCACCAACGACCTGTATGCGGGTGTGTGCCAGCCCAACGGCGTATGGCACAGCTACTGGCAGAGTTCGGGCTTCGGCTTCCCGACCAGCTTCACCGTCTACTACGGCGAGACCAGCGGACAGGTGCAGGCGGTTCGCAACTTCCAGTTGCCGGAGTCCAACGCCTACCAGCCCTACCCGGTCTTCTGCGCGACCGAGGCGCTGTGGCTATGGCCGAACGGCGGTGCGCCGGGTCTCACCGCACGGCTCGATGTCATCGACGCCAACTCGGGCGTGCGCAACACGGTCTATCAGGGCGACGCCGGCTCCTGCCCTGGCTACTACGTCGGGCGCGCGGCTTACGACCCGGTCGAGAAGCTATTCATCGTCCTGAGTCTGGGCGACCCCGACTTCCCGCAGCCGCTGATCTTCAATCGATTCAACGGCGTGCCAATCTCCGTCGCGCCCGTTTCCGGCATTCCGTTCCAGGTTGGCATCGGTGGCGGTGTGGCGTACGTGCTGACGGACGACGGCGGTGTTCTGAAGTTGGCGCGCCGCTTCACCAATGGCACGATCGACGCCTCGATGCCGGACACCATTGGTCCGACATTCGGCATGAACAGCCTAGCGCTGCAGTTCTCGTGCCTGTGTGTCAACGAGTTCGGCATCTTCGCGCTGATTCTTTCAGGCAGCCCCAACATCACGGCACGTTCGATCTACAAGATCAACCCGGCCACGGCGACTGATCCTGGCTCCTGGGCACTGCTCTACACCGGCAGCGCGCTGGCGATCGAGAACATCTTCTCCGGCCCGGCGTCGCGCACCTTCTATTGCTCCAACGAGATGGCGGTTGTCGGCCCGGTCCCAGCGTCCGACGACTACAAGGCCATCCGCTTCGCTGCCCTCAACGTCTCTCCCTATCCAGTGGCGGACATCCTGGCCGACCAGTGCCGCCGGGCGGGAGTCGACCTGGATCACGTCGACGTGAGCGGCATCGACGACGAGGTCATTGGCTACGTCATCAAGAACCCGGGCAGCGCGCGGGCCAACATCGACCCGCTGCTGATGGCCTACGGGATCGACGTACGCGAGCAGGACGGGAAGATCCAGTTCATCAAGCGCGCCGACCAGGTGTCGGTAGCGACGATCCCCTACGTCGACCTGGCCAGCCACGACGCCAGCGAGGAGCCCGGCGACCCGATGCCGCTCACGCACCAGCAAGAGGTCGAGTGCCCGAAGACGGTGTCGGTGTCGTTCCTGAACTACCTGGACGACTACCAGACGGCGACGGAGAGCTACACCGGGCAGGTAACGACCTCGGAGAAGGTCACGACCATTGAACTGCCGCTGGCGTTGACGCCGGACGAAGGCGCGACGATCGCCTTCCGGCTCTGGTGCGACGCCTGGAACGCCCGCAACGCGCGCAGCCTGAAGCTGCAGCGCAAGTACCTGGCGCTCTCTCCGGGTGACGTGGCGACGGTGGAGTACCCCGAAGGCAGCCTCAGCGACTGGCGCCTGACCAAGATCACCGACACGGGCTCGCTGCTGGAGTGCGAGGCGGTTCCGGCGGATTCGGCCCTGTACTCGCAGACTGCGGTCGGCGCCACCAGCTACAGCGGCGGCCAGGAAGTCCCGGCGCAGCCATCGAACACGCGCCTGACCCTGGCCGATGCCCCGATCTTCCGGGACGAGGACAGCAACGGCGGCATCTATGCCTGCATGGAGGGCTTTGGCCCCGGATGGAACGGCGCCACGCTTTGGGTCGGGGAGGACGACACCAGCCTCCAGGACCGCGGCACTGTCAGCAATGTGTGCGCGACTGGCTTCGCCGAGGATGCGCTCGGCACCTGGTCGCCTCGAATGATCGACGGCGCGAACAGCGTGATCGTCACCATGGGCGACGACGTGCTGGCCAGCATCACGAACGACCAACTCATGACCACGCGCGCCAACCTGGCGCTGCTTGGCACGAATGGCCGCTGGGAGGCGATCCAGTTCCAGCGCGCGGACGACCTTGGCAGCGGTCGCTATCGCCTCTACGGACTGCTTCGTGGCCTGTTCGGCACCGAGCGCAACCGCGGCACTCACGCGATTGGCGACACGTTCCTTCTGCTGGCTGGTGTCAGCGGCATTCTGCGCCCGAGCATGGGAGCCAGCGAGATCGGACAGAACAAGTCCTACCGCGCAGTGTCGCTGGGCCGGGACATGAACGCGACGGCGTCCGTCGTCTATGCCAACACGGCCGAGGGCCTGCGCCCCTACGCACCGTGGGACGCGCGCAAGTCCAAGGCGGCGAGCAACGACCAGGCCATCACCTGGGAGCGGCGCACGCGCTTCGCCAGCAATGCGCTGCGCGGGATCGTGCCACTGGGCGAGACGACGGAGGCGTACCGCATCCGGCTCTACACGTCGAGCGCGTTCACCACGGTGGCGACCACCAAGACCAGCACCTCGCGCACCGCGACCTTCACCAGCGCCGAGCAGACGGCCGCCGGCCTCACGCCGGGCGGGACGCTCTGGGTCGGCATCTCCCAAGTGTCCGACACCTACGGCGCCGGCTCCGAGCTGCAAGCGACGCTCTAAGGAAAACGAATGGCAAACAGTACTTCTCCCGTCCCACAGGTAGCCGAGGGCACCGGCGCGGTCGCCAAGATCAACCAGATCAACGACGCGAACTCGCAAGGGTTGATCGGCGGCCGCGATGCCAGCACCACGTCGCTGCTCACCTGGGGCACGCTGGGCGGCCGCATCGCAGGCATTAACGTCGCCAATGGTACGGTGACGCTGACGGCCAGCGCGACGAACTATGTCGTGATGAAGAAGTCGGACGGCGTCGTCAGCGTGGCGACCACGACGACCAACTGGGACGACTCGGCGAACTACTGGCGCCTGTACTCGGTGGTTGTCGGCACCACGGCGCCGACGAGCTACAACGACGAGCGCACCAGCGAGCGCGGGATCTTCGGCGTCGGCGCGGTGCCGGTCGCCGGCTTCACGAATCCGATGACGACCGCCGGGGACATGATCGGCGCGACCACGTCGGGCGTCGCCATCCGTATCCCCAAAGGCACGGCCTACCAGGGCCTGCGCATGAACAGCGGCGCTACGGCGCAAGAGTGGGCGACGGTCACAACCTGCATCCCGATTGCCTGCGGCGACGAAACGACCGCGATTGGCACCGGCACGGCAAAGGTGACTTTCCGCATGCCGTTCGCCATGAAAGTGACGGCGGTTCGCGCCTCCCTCACGACCGCTCAGGCGAGCGGCTCGATCTTCACGGTCGACATCAACGAGGGCGGCACGACGATCCTGTCCACGAAGCTGACCATCGACAACACCGAAAAGACCAGCGTGACGGCAGCGACGCCGCCGGTCATCGGCGACGCCGACCTGGCCGACGATGCAGAAATCACCATCGACGTTGACCAAGTCGGCAGTGGCTCGGCCGCCGGCCTCAAGGTCTACCTCATCGGGTACGTCGCGCAATGAGCCGCCTGATCCGCCTGGACACCGACATCGATAGCGCCTTCGTGGCGCGCGCTCGGCAACGGGCGTTGATCGAGGGGCGCGGCCCGCGCGTGTCGGAGTTCTTCCTCAACCCGTACCGATTCGGCGGCGCTGGCAGCACGGACCCGCTCTATGCCCAAGTCGCGCTGCTGCTGCACATGGACGGGTCGAACGGCGGTACGACGTTCACCGACAACAGCCCGACGCCGAAGACGGTCACGCCGACAATCGTCACGACCAGCACGGTGCAGGCCAAGTTCGGCATCTCGTCGGCGCTCTATCCGGGGGCCAGCGCGACGCAGAAGCTGACCATTCCGCACTCGGCAGACCTGGCCCCGACCGGCGACTTCTGCGTCGAAATGTGGGTGCGGCTCGGGGCGGCGGCATCGCAGCGGTGCCTTATCTGGAAGTCGGTTTCGACGGGTCACACGACCTATGCCATGCGCCTGACGACGACGAACACGGTGCAGTGCTTTGCGTCGAACGCGGCCGGGTCGGCGTTCCAGATCAACATGACAGGCACGACGGCCGTCAACACGTCCGGCACCTGGCAGCACATCGCGTTCGACCGCAACGGCAGCACCTATCGTCTATTCATTCACGGGACGCTCGACACGAGCGCATCTGCCGCCGGTGCAGGCTATGTCAATGCGGCGCACAGCGTCACGATCGGCAACGTCACCGACAACACCTTGCCCATCGGCACGGGCGGGAATGACTCCTACATCGACGACGTGCGGATCACGACGGCCTCGCGCTACACGGCGAACTTCACGCCGCCTTCTTCGCCTTTCCCGAACTCCTGACCCCCGGCCCGCTTCGGCGGGTTTTCTTTTTGCCCTCACGAAAGCTCCACATGAAGCGCTATCTCTGGAACGCCTTGGTCGCGTTCGACCAGTTCATCAACGCGCTCACGGGTGGCGACCCCGACATGACGCTCTCCGGCCGCATGGGCAAGGCGGTCGCAGAGGGGCGGTGCAAGGCATGCCGCGGCATCTGCTGGGTGCTCGACAGGTTCGACCCGGGCCACTGCGCCCGCGTGAGCCAGGCCGAGTCCGACGAGGGCGCTGATGAGGTGGCAAAGCTGTGAGCGAGATCGATCCCCAGGACTTCGGCCGCCTGACAGCCAAGGTCGAGATGCTGGAGGAGCAGGTCGCTGAGATGCGCGCCGACCTCCGAGCAGTGCGCGACATGCTCAACGAGGCGAAAGGCGGCTGGAAGTTGATGCTGGCCGTCGCCGGTTTCGCTGGCACTGCCGGCGCGCTGCTGTCCAAGTTCCTCGTGTTCTTCCAATCCACTCCGAAGTGAGGCGCGCATGACCTTCGACGAAGCATTCGACCGGCTCATCGGGCACGAGGGCGGCTACGCGAACAGCCCCTCCGATCCGGGCGGCGAGACCATGTGGGGCGTCACCGCCAAGGTCGCCTATGCGAACGGCTACACCGGACGCATGCGGGATCTGCCTCGCGACACCGCGAAGGCGATCTACCGCAAGCAGTACTGGGACTCCGTCAAGGCCGAGCAGCTGCCGCTGGGTCTGCGCTTCGACGTGTTCGACGCCGCGGTGAACTCCGGCGTCTCGCAGTCGGTCAAGTGGCTCCAGCGTGTTGTCGGCGTCGTCGACGACGGCGTGATCGGCCCCATGACCATCAGCGCCGCCAACAAGCTGGACGGCAAGGCCGCCGCAGCCGCATTCAACGGCGTCCGACTCGACTTCATGACGAGCCTGCCGACCTGGGGCATGTTCGGCAAGGGCTGGGCCCGCCGCATCGCATCCAACCTCCAAGCACTGAAGGGCTGACCATGGCACTCGAACCCGTCACCGCCGGCCTGGAACTGGCGAACACCGTCGTCAAGACCATCTGGCCCGACAAGTCCGAGCAGGAGCGCGCGCAACTCGCCGCGGCCGTGCAGCTCGTGCAGGGGCAGATGGAGATCAACAAGGCCGAGGCAACGAACCCGAGCATCTTCGTCAGCGGGTGGCGGCCCTTCGTGGGCTGGGTCTGCGGCGGCGCCTGCGCGTGGAACTGGATTGGCCTGCCGATCATGAAGCTCGCCCTGGCCGTGATGGACCGCCAAGTCAATCTCGCGCCGGCCGATCTGTCCGAGATGCTTCCGTTGCTGCTGGGCCTGCTCGGCCTCGGCGGCCTGCGCACCTTCGAGCGAGTCAAGGGCGTGGCGCGGAAGTAGCCATGATCGAGGTCCGCCAAGTCAACGCCCAAGACCCCAAGGTCGAGGCACTGCTGAAGTTCCTGCAGCTGTCCACTCTGGGCGGCGACGAGCCCTACGACGTGTCCGAGGGGCACTGGTGGATCGCCTACGACGGCCAACTGCCGGTCGCCTTTGCCGGCGTCGTCCGCTCCTTCCAGTGGTCCGACACCGGCTACATGTGCCGAAGCGGCGTGTTGCGATCGCACCGCGGCAAGGGCCTGCAGAAGCGCCTGATCCGCGTCCGGGAAGCCAAGGCGCGCCGTCTGGGCTGGAATTGGCTCATCTCTGACACCTACAAGAACCCGCCCAGCGCGAACAGTCTGATCGCCTGCGGGTATCGCACTTTCACCCCGTCTCGGCCCTGGGGCTTCGATGGGGCCATCTATTGGCGAAAGAAGATCCGATGAAGGTTGACCCCAAGCTCTACGAGTTCTGCACCGTCCGCCAGTTGGAGGTGCTGGAGGCCTTGGACACGCACGGCAGCGAGAAGAAGGCCGCCAAGGCGCTCGGATGCGCTTCCAGCCTGATCGGCAGCACCCTCAAGGCCGTGAAGAAGAAGGCGGCGCTGGCCGGTCACGCTCCGGGCCATTTCGAGAGCGGGGTGGCGCCCGGCTATGCCATGGGCAAGGTCACGGTCCAGCGCAACGCGAGCGGCGAGGTCGAACGCACCTGGGAGCGCCAGTCGCCGGAATCGCAGGCGCAACTTGAGGTGCTGCGCGCCGCGGCTGAGGCCATGTCCGAAGGGGTCAAGGGATTGGCGCCGCTGACGCCGCCGCCGGAGTTCACGCGCGACGACCTACTGTGCGTGTACCCGATGGGCGACCCGCACTTCGGCGCCATGGCCTGGTGGCAGGAGGTCGGGGAAAGCTTCGACCTTGAGATCGCGGAGAAGCTGACCTGCGGCGCGATCGACCGACTGGTCGCCAGTGCGCCGGCCTCGCATACGTCGCTACTTCTCAATTTGGGCGACATGTTCCACGCCGACAACCAGCGGAACGTGACCCAGTCGGGCCATCAGCTGGACGTAGATGGTCGCTGGGCCAAGATCCAGCAGGTCGGCCTTCGCGCGATGCTCTATTGCATTCGCCGGCTGCTGGAAAAGCACCAGCGCGTTATCGTCCGGATCAACCGCGGCAACCACGACGGCCACTCGGCCTATGCGCTGGCCCTCATGATCTCCTGCTACTTCCATGGCGAGCCGCGAGTCGAGGTCGACCTTTCGCCTTCCGTCGTCTGGTTTCACCAGTTCGGCAAGGTGCTGATCGGCTCCACGCACGGGGACACCATCAAGGGCCCCGACATGATGGGCGTGATGGCCGCCGACAAGCCGGAAGAGTGGGGCGCCACCAGCCATCGGTACTTTTACGTCGGCCACGTCCACCACCAGGACATCAAGGAGTACCGCGGCGGCGTCGTCGAGTACTTCCGCACGCTTGCGGCACGCGACGCCTGGCACCACGGGCAGGGCTACCGCGCCGGCCGCGACATGCGGCTGATCGTCCATCACCGCGAGCACGGCGAGATCGAGCGCCACCGGTGCGATGTCGGCATGCTCTGATGGCCTGATAATCGACGGATGGCCAAGCCCACCGACGAAGAGAAGCAGCTACTCGAAATGATGCAGAAGTCCAAGGCCGGCCCGGCTATGGACACCCTCGCCGACATCTACCAGGCGTGGATCAAGGCGGGCCGCCCCGGCGACATCGGGGCGTTCCAGCGCAACTACAAGCCAGGGGCTGAGCCGCGTGAGGCGTGGTGGAGGGAGTTGCTTCGGAACCTCCCGATCGTGATAGGGACGGTGGCCGGCTGCCTAGCAGTCATGGTTCTGTTCTACCAGCTCATCCAGTACGTGGGCAAGCACTAGCCCCGTATCCTCCCCAATTCTTCCCTGAGTCCGCGCGACGATGGCGGCTTCCCCTCTGTAGATGGGTGGCCTGCCCGGAGGGGATCGAACCGTCTTGCCAGCGCAACCCAGACGAGCGTAGCGCAATTCTTCCAATGAAGGATTGCGCTAGGACGTGCTCCGTTGCGCCTTTTCTTCCCTGGATTCTTCCCCGATCAGGTTCTCCAGCTTGCCCATCTCGACCGCGTTCTGGCCGCCGTCGATCCACTTGGCGTAGGTCCGCAGGAACATGTCGACCGAGTGCCCCATCTGCTTCGCCGCGTAGGCCGGGGTGACGCCGGCCATCAGCATCATCGTCGCGTAGGTGTGGCGCGTCTGGTAGGGGCTGCGGTAGCGGATGCCCAGGCGCTTAAGGGTGGGGCGCCAGTACATCTCCCGCGGCGTCCAGTCGTCCACCCAGCGCTCGCGCGTCTTGGGGTCAGGGAAAACCCAGCCGTCCCGCATCAGGAAGCTGTGCGCCTTCTGGGCCTTGAGGTACTCCAGCGCCCGCGAGTTGATCTGCACCAGGCGCGCGACGTTGGTCTTGGTGTTGTCCTTGTGCTCGCCCAGGACGATGGCGTCGGACACCATCATGTGCCCGAGCCGCCAGTCGATGGACTCCCACTTGAGGGCGAGGCTTTCCGATGTGCGCAGGCCAGTGAAGAACTTGACGCCGAAGTAGTTGGCGATCTCCGGGCCGTACTTCTCCAGCAGGCCGGCCAGGATGGCTTCGGCCTCCTCCATGCTGAACGGGTCGGGGATCTTGCGCTGGTGCGGCGCGGACTCCAGGCCGTCGAGCGGGTTGATGGTGATGATGCGGTCCTTGATGGCCAACGTCAGCGCCAGGCGCAGGACGCTGGTCTTGTTGTTGATGGTCTTGCCGCTCCATGTCGGCTCCTTCGCCAGCGCGGCGAGGATGTCGCTGTGCAGCAGCGCCTTCAGCTGCTTGTGGCCGATGCGCTTCTTCCACCAGTCCTTCGCGATCCGGTAGCCCTTCAGGGTGCTGGACTCCTTGGTCTGCAGGCTGTACCAGAGGTCTAGGTGCTCGCCGACCGTCGTCCCGACGCCGGTGGTGGCGTGCGGGCTGGCCGGGAAGTAGTCGGCGTAGATGAAGGTGCCGTGCCGGATCTTGTCCTTGATCTCGGCCGCCAGCTTGTGGGCGTAGACGAGGTTCTTCGGGGTGGGCGGCATGGGCTTGCCGTCCGTCTTGATCGTCTCCTTCCGGACTTCACCCTCGAAGGTGAATGAGAGGCGGATGGACTTGTCGCGCGCCTCTACCCCGCTTCCTGCTCGGCCCATTGTTCGTACCCCTTCATGTCGATCAGGACGCGACCGTCGCGCTTGACCCATTGCCGGCCTTCCAGCCAGACGCTTTTCGCGATCTTCGTGCGAATCGCCCCGGGCGTAAAGCCGGTCATCATGGCCGCCAGTTCGATCGTAACGTAGCGCGCACTAACAACCTGCACGGTTGGCGCTGCCGGTTCGAGGATGGCGCTCATTCGCCCTCCTGCGGGTCAGCAAGTCCTGCCATCAGCGCGGCTTGATAGGTTGAGTAGCCCTCTTCGCGGTAGTCGAGGTAGCGCCAGGCGTCTTCCGAGTCGCAGCCCCAGCGCTCCATCACTTCGCGCACACGGCGACTCCGGGCGGTTTCTTGTTCAAGCGTCATCATCACCTCCCACCCTCCCCACTATCTGAGGCGTCCAGGGAGGCAGCGGCGTCGATTGCGGCGTCCATCTCATCGCCTGCGATCAGGTCGTTGTAGTCGAATCGCCCGGTGTCAGGGTCGGCTACGCGGATTGCGGTGAAGATGGGGTGATCGCCCAACAGCGCATTGCGCTCACGCAGCCACCGATACCTCTCCGCATCCTTGCGCAGCGCCTCCACCTCAGCGCATAGGCGGTCGTGGGCGGTGAGAGCATGGGCGCTCCACTTGTCGAAGGCTTGCTTCTCTATGCGCCGGATCAGGTCGGCCCATGTGGTGCCGTGCTCGTTGTGCCAGTACTGGAACATGCCGGCGACTTCATCGTCCGTCATCGGCTCGGGACCAGCCTCCAGCGCCTTGCGAATCTCGGTGGTGGGGTCGGTCATTGGGTGGCTTCTCAGAAGGGAATGTCATTTGCGAACCTCGAAAGGCGGTACTTGATCGGCTCCAGCAACGGATCGCGGCGCGCGACGTTGTCGTAGCGGTCGGTGAGCAACTGGTGGTACATGTCCACCAGCGGGGGCGCATTGACGGGCAGGTTGATCAGCAGCCGGGACAAGTGCTTCGCCCGATACCAGCGCTTGCGGGTCCAGCGGAACTTGCGCATCTACTTCTCCCCCGATGCGGGCAGGATGCCGTGGTGCAACTCGCAGTCGCGGTAGCCCGCTTCGTAGGCATCAACGACATTGGAAGCGCCGCCGAGCGTCAGCCAGATTTCGCACTTGTCGGCCAAGGCATCCGGCGTCAATCGTCGTTGCGGGACTTTCAGCCGTTGTGAAGCTCTGGCGAAGTCGTACATCTGCTGCGCCGAGTAGGCGACGGTCGGATGCCCGTCATGTAGGTCCAGCGAATACGCGGCGGCTGGCAACAACGGCAATTCATCGCTCGCCACTGCCTCCGTCAACTGCCGTGCTTGCGGCGCTCGCAGGGCGAGGATTTCGGCCTTTTCGTCCTCGCCGATCCAGCCCAAAGTAACTGCATCTTTGAGCACTTGTCGCAGGGTGCGATCAGCACGGTCACTCACCTCTGCCTGCGCCTCGGTGCTGTCGGCCCGTGCGGCTCGGGTGTTCCAAGCATCGCGCACCTCTTCGTAGAAGATCGGGTCGGCTTCACTGCGGGTTGAGCACCAGTTGCCCCGTGTCCGCAGTCCGCACTTGTCGCACTCGATGTGCGCCCAGTAGCAGCCGTCTTGGTCGTGGGAGTGACGCATGCTGGCCTTGGAGTGGCACAGCGGGCAAGTTTGAATCTCAGCCATTGCTGCCTCCATCGGTGCTGTCGGCCATGGGGTGGACCAGCTTCACGGTGTCGAAGTCAATATCGTGCTTTGTGATTGCGCGACACACGGCGTCTACGAGCGCGTCTGACTGCTTGCGATCCAGCAGCTTCGGGATATGAATTTGAACAACTTTGCCGCTCGCCTCTGCCTGCCCCTGCTTTGTGGGCGGGGCGGCGAGAGCGGCTCCTGGATACCAAGGCATGTGTTCTGCCACGGCCTTAACTCCTGCGCCGGTCTCTGTAGCGGGCGGGAGAGAGGAAAGGGCGGCGATGGCAGCATTCCAGCCATCATTGAACGCGCCCTGCGTGGTGCGGGTTTGGTCGTTGCCTGTAGCGTGCTGTGCTTCGAGGCGCTGTGCTTCGGTTGGCTTCATTGGGCCTCCTGAGAGTGTTGCTCGCGTGGTGTGTATTCGTAGCGATCAAGGCTAGCGAACAGACGCAGCGCCATCGCGGCGGTCTGCAATGCCTCCTTGCGCACGTTCTCGCGGCTGGTCTTGTGTGGCTCGTAGACCATCTGGAGCATGTCCTTGGTCAACTCGCCGAACTCTTCGCCCAGCACGGCAAGCGCATGCAGGGGATCGGTCGGCCATGTCGGGAACTTGGCCGTCGCCTTGGCAAGCTCGCCGAACACATCCGCGAACTCACTCGGCACCGCCTCTGCGCTCGCGCTGGGGGTGGGAAGGTCAGGAAAGTAGCCCCACGGCTTCCAGCCCATGCTTTTCCGAGCATCCTTGCTTTCGATCAGTTTCTCGCTCACGAACGACTTCATTTCGCCGTCCAGCCACGATTCGCGGCACATGGTGGCTCGATTGTCGAACAGGCCGCTAGGCCCCTCCTTCTTCTGCGCATCGGAGAGGTGGGAGAGGGCGGCTTTATGGAACAACTCAGCATTGGTGAAAAAGATGTTCCCGTCGCCGTGGACGATGCCGCCAGCTTCACGGATGCATGT